TTTAGAACCACTTCTTTTAACTTTAATGTTATTTTTGTCTGCGTGTTCTAACAGTTGTACTTTAGTAAGTTTTTTAAGTTCTGCAACACTAGGTGCCTTTTTGACACTTTTCTTTGCAGGTGCTTTCTTTACTGGTGCAGATTTACTTTCATTCTTGTTTAAAAATGAATATCCAACTGCTATTACAACTATTGCTATGATAATATATTCCATAATTTTCTCCGTAATTATTCTTTATTTAGTCCTTCGCTTTTAACACATTTAATGCACACCAGTCAATGACTTTGTAGCATTTTTTCACTATACCATCGTCTATCGGTGTAGGTGTTAAGGCTGCAATTAATGATGCACCCATAACTAACCAAGGAATCACTTGTACCCATGCTATAACCCATTGTAGAAATTCTAACATAAAATTCTCCTATTAAGTTATTTCAAGGAGTATTTAGGTTTTGTTGGTGCCGATAGTGTATTTAGTGGTTAATTTCCACTCTGATTTGTCTTTAAAAGGTATGATTTTGATTTGAGATAACGGTGCAACTGGTTCTGCAATCTTACTCTTATCGAGTACAGAAAGTAGTTTCCATTGTTCGAGAAGTGCAACGATAGTATTTCTACGACCAAAGTCACCTTCGTCAATTGAAGTCGGTTTACCGTCTAGTTTGAATAGTTCTTTGAAGTGTACGATATAGTACTTTCCACGTTTGTGAAGGATATGACATGATTGAAATAGTTCGTTGTCTTTACGAGACGCTACACCAATTCTAGATAGTGTTTCTCTTATCTTTAAGAAGTCGTCTTTTTCGGGGAAGGTTATTTCGACCAGTTCCGATACTAAAGCCTCATTGTCAATCATTGTTCTTACCACCAGTTTTCATTCTGTTTTTCAATTCACGATACTGTTTATCAGATAACACTTCCATATACTCTTTTGCTTTCAGTGTTGATATTTGATAATACTGTTTTATTGTATCGAGTTTTTTACTAACATAAGGTTTTTCCCATTTGGAAAACCTTTGTCTTTTCCTAAGAGTATTTAGTAAAAAGACGTATTGAAGACGGTTATCGAGGTGGTGTCGATTGTTCATCTCATTAGTCATGAAAACAGAATCTTGGTGATAAGACAAAGATTTGTTTATAAGAAATGGTGCATAATTCTTTTCTTCTATATCATCAATCATGATATCTTTTTTATCATAAGAGACGGACTTTACAAAGTCAAAAGGATTACGTTTGGACATTTATTTTCCTGTATGTCTACCGAATGAAGATAGAAGTTCATCACCTTTAAGAGGTTCACCAAAGAATATAATTTCACCTGTATCTTTAATCTCTCTCATTACAACACCGTTGTTGTACTCAACGTCCAATACTGAACCATCGTTACCCCGTGTGTCATACCAGCAGGAAGTAAGTGAATGTGCATGGACTGACTTAACACCCTTTGCCCATTCTTCTGCAAGAAGTAATCTTCTTTGTCTCTCTACTGAATCATCATATTGTGTCATTTGAATTTACACTCCGACATAATTTCTGTTAAACAAGCAACGAAATTAATTTCATCGTCCATGGAAAATGCAGCCTTATATTGATAGTCTGCAATAATCAAAACACAGGCAGGAACCGAGGTCGGTTCTAGTTCTTGTTCTAGTGCATTAAATAACTTTCTGAATAAGTCTGAAAAATCGTTATCAGAATTCTGACCGACCCACTTCCTCATTCCTTTCCAGTTCTTTTCCTTAATCATATTTATAAGTGGTCTGAGTTTTTCTTCATTCAAAGAAGAAAGTAAACCCGAATCAATAATACCACTAACCCCATATCTTTGCATTTCATTTAGAACACGTCTAAAGTCGGGGAAGAATCTCATAATCAATTCTGCAAGTACAGCAGGTGTTGATTTAATATCTTCTTGTTCGCATATGTTTATACACCTATGCAACATTTCATTTGCAAGTGTAGGTTTCTCTGTAGGATTGATTTTAAAATCAACTACAGTTGTCCTAGAGTGTAATGCAGGTATGATTCTATTCTTATAGTTACAGGTAAATATAAATCTACAGTTAGAAGAGAACTCTTCTATAAATCCTCTCAATGCAGGTTGAACACTCTCTGCAGAAATGTAATCTGCTTCGTCAAGGATAACCACTTTTGGGCCACCACTTAGTGAAACAGTACTTGCAAAGTTTTTGATTTTAGTTCGAAGTGTATCAATCAATCGTCCTTCATCAGAACCGTTGATTATAATATAGTCTGCACCAAGTTCATTACATAATGCTCTTGCAATTGTAGTTTTACCACAACCTGCAGAACCACTCAATAGTAAATTAGGGATTTCTCCCTTGTCTACAAATTGTTTGAACTGGTCTTTAAATTGTTGAGGAAGTATAGTTTCCTCGATTGTTTGTGGTCGATATTTCTCGACAAATAAAAATTCCTCAGTCATACTCACGTCCATTCATAATAAAAAAGTCAAACAACCCCACCTTTGTTTGTGTATGCACCACCAGTGTAGAATGATGAGACGGGTGCATTCCCATGGTAATGCTGAGATGAGCAATTTACCATTTCATAGTTATTTATACTAGGAACCGAATTTTGAATCGGGTTCTAGTGCAATAAAATACTCTAAATCTATATCTGCATTATTGAAATGAGATATTCCTTTAGAAGATACTGATACATTATAGTTACCAGTTAGAATTTTAAGATTCTCAATCTTAAAGTTCATTGAATATTTGGTTCCGTCACCTTCACCCACTACTCGTGAGAAGGTATTAGAAGCCGCATTCTTCTTATCACATACCGTTAGAGATACAGTCGTACCATCACTCTCTAATACTAGGTCATTCACTCCTAGAACACTTGATGCCTTTTGTAAGTCTCCTAACAAAGTTGAGGTTACGTCAAACGTAATCTCTGCATCAGGCATGGTTATCATTTTATCGGGTGCGACAACCATTCCTTCCGATGCATAAAAGTATGCAAGTTTAGAATTACTGTCAGCAATCGACAACGAAGATTCACCAAATTCAAATTCGGGGTCTTCCAGTAAGGAAGTTGCACCCAAGAATTCAGGCAAATTGTATATGGAAAAATTGGTAGGAAACGATTCACTTACAGTTGCGACTGCAAGAATATTTTTCATATTGGAAATCGTCTCTAACTTATTTCCTTCTTTAACTCGGATTCCCGAATTAATTGTTGAGAAGTTCTTTAGAACATCTTTTGTATTATCACTTATTTTCATCACGTTGATTCTCCAAATCATGAATATATAATTGTATGATAGCATAGTGTAGAACTTTCAACAAATCCTTCCTATTCTTACCACCCTTTTTTCCATATCGTTGTGCATATTTCAATACATTCCCGATACAGAATCCTTCACCATGACCAGCGTCAATGATAAATTCTGTTGCCTGATACTGGTTCAAACTATAATGTTGGTCATAGGTCGAATCAATATACGATTGGAGCTCCTTAATCAGAGCTCCTTCGTTGTATTTGTATCCAGTTTCAGACATACTATCCATTATACTCCTCAGACTCTGATTCGTCAATAGGGTTTTCTGAATCAAGGTCAACACCATCGTCAACCTTAGTGTAGAGGTCTAGAATAGAAGTTCTAGTCTCTTCGTCAAACCTTGAAATGCACATCTCGATAGACTTCATTTTGTCACCAAACATTCTGAATGCATTCACTATGTGAACCAATCTTCTAGTAGTGACAACGTCATCAATCGCACCTTCATAGTATGATTTTCTGATTATGTCTGCCCAGTCCACTAACTTCTCAACGAAGTCTGAGTCAACTGCACCAGTCAATTCCATTTCTTTTGCAAGGATTGACTTCTCAGTTTTCACTGGTGGATATTCCTGTTGCATTGTAATCGCAAATCTCTCTAACATTGCCTCGTTCATGATTTGAGTTCCTATGAACTTTCCATCGTCTGAACCTTGACCTTTAGTGTTTGCAGTCGCAAGGATAGTAAAACCTTTTGCAGGTGTTACCCACTCACCAGTTTTCTTGATAAGGTATCCTTTACCTTCAAGAACTGATTGTAAAC